ACTCTCATCTATATTTGAAGAAAAAACAAATCTTCAAGAATATGCTGATTCTAAGAAATTATTTAATGCATATCTTAATACTCTTAATAGAGAAGAGAGAAATCGTATAAAAACGGCTATCACTGTTGATATGCAGAATTATTACCCTTCGCATCATGAAGAGCTTAATAATTATTATCGTACATTAATCGGACTTCCTCCATTAGATGATAATGGTAAAGTTATGGAAGATACATTAAAAAGTACATATGATGCTGAACATGATCAGAATATTTCGCTTACTCATAAAAAATTTATTGATCGACTTCCAGAAGGAGTATATCCAGAATCACACTGGAACCAAGAAATATATAAATTTGATGCATATGACATAGGTATATTAAATCAATATGGAATACTTGAAGACTGGCTAGTTGCATGTGGTTCAGATCTTAATAATCCGAGATATAAATATTTAAGATATCTTGGAGACGAAAAATTAGATTTATATACTTGCAGTAAAGCTATGAACTTTCAGCTTATTGGTATCCCGACAATAGATGATTCTGAATTTAAGCGTAAATTTACAGATACATATGTTGTAAATAGAGATTATATTATTAGAGCTGTATATTCAGAAGCACATAAATTCCAATCTGATTATTATGATAAATTTATTATAATATTTATACTTATAAATACTATAATGGACTGTCTTACTGGCATCACTGATCATATAATCAATAGAGAAGTATTTGATTCTCGTTGTATTAAATATTTATTTGAATCTTATGGAATTCCGTTTTATTCTGAAATACCTATAAAATATCAAAAAGCAATGTTAAAGAATCTTAATACTTTAATTAAGTTTAAATCAAGTACAAGAAACATGGTTGATATTTGTTCCTTATTTGGTTTTTCTGATGTAAGAGTATTTGGATATTATTTATTCAAACAGCGTTTGATAGATGATTCTACTGGAGAGTATAATTTAAAAGATAATATATATTATGATATATCTCAATTGTACGTTCGCCATGTAAATGGTGATGAAGTAGATTATAATGGAGTTAGATATTATAATTTACCTAAATATTTGAAATTATATCCCGTAGATGAAAATAAATATACAAAAACTATTAGTGTAGAATCAGAAAAAGATCCTGTAAGAATTTTAAATAATGATAGTATAAAGAATGTATATATACGTGAAAAAAGTGAAGATGATAAAGGTAATGATATATACGAATTTATACCTTTTAAAGATTCAAGCTATTTCACACAAATAAATGCTAATACTGCACCTGCAGAACTTAAATTTATAAAAGTTCCAATCGATGAGAACTTATCAGCATATAAGAATGATCCTGATTATATTGTGCCATATGATGAAGTAGTATATCAGGATGAGGGAAATACTTGGCATGGCGGTGAAGATTATAATGTATTATATAATAAATTACTTGACCATGAATTTAATGCCGTTAAAACCAAGTATATATCAGTAGAAACAGTTACAGATATGACAGAATTATCATTCCAAGTTTCATATTTTTACAATATGCTATTTGATAATATGTATTCTGAAGATAATCTTACTGTAGAAATACCTCATATTAAAATAGGTCATAAATTTAGATTTATGGATGTAGTATGTTATTTATTCTCTTTAATGTATTTATATAATGGATTAGAGGATAATATAATGTATTCTCCTACACAAATGCTTTATATTAAAGGATACGATTTTAATAATGATACAAATACTGTATTAAAAAATATATTTAATTATGCACAGAAAAACCCTGTTACAGATGAGGATATAGAAAACTATAAGCGTGAATTTAATATAAATGAAAGAATATCTGAAGATGGATATGATTATCGTAAAGCATTCGAGCATTGTAATATGAAAGCGTTTAATCTGGAATGCGATGTTGATAGATTAGAGACTTGGCTAAACAATAATTTCCAGATGTCTCTTGATGATTTTGTAGTACAAGATAATCCAGATCCAATGCAAGATATAACACTTAGAAGCTTTTTCTCACTTAATAACTCGTATTATCAAAAGAGTCTTTTCACTAGCGATAACTTATACCCTGTTCAATCTAATCAAAATATTAAATATGCTTTTGGATATGAATTATTAAAAAAGACTCCTATAGAAGATATTAATGATAATAAACATGAATATTTAGATAATAATACTGAAGTAATTACTGATTCTTCAGATACTATATATATTATGGATCATACCAAATATATTAGTAATAATAAGGGAGATTATGCTATATATTATAAATATAATCGTCAAGATGATGCATTTGAAAAATTTAATAATACAATTTATCATACAAATAAAGTATCTGGAGGATTGTATAATAGGCTTTTCAATGGTAAGATAGCAATAGCAGATAAAAATGATAATTATATTTTTGCAGCAGATGCTTATTTCATTAAAAAAGATAAAATATATGATGAAATCATTGATGAAGAATATTTTAGAGAAGATAATAATAAGCTTAGTGATTACGATAAGATATTTAAATTTGGCGAATATTATATTTATAAAGATGGTAAATGGGTTCTTGATGATGAAAATTGTTATGTGAAAATAACCCAAGGTACTGATGTAATTTATGATTTATTAAAAAATGCCGATAATTATGAAAATATTCTTGTTTTAGATGATGATAGTTATGTAAAAGATATAGATGGTCATTTTATAAGACTATCAGAAACAGATTTTTATAAAAAGAAAGAATCTGGTGAAGATTATAATGGCTATGTATATACAGAAGAAGATTGCTATATTAAATCTGCAAATAATAAGAAAACAGAATTTTTCGATCCAACAGTAAAACCTAGAGTGTATTATGAAAAACTTAGTGATTATTATAATAGGACTAATTATATTATATCTGATACATATTATATATTAAATAGTAATGGTGAATATGTAGCTCAATCTAATTTAATCGATCCAAATAATTGCTATTATAAAGATGAAAATAATGAATATCATCTTGTTATAGAATCATTATCAACAGTAAAAGAATATGATGCAGATAAATATAAAACAATTAGTTCTTTATTTATATTACAAAGCGATAATGATTATGTAGAATATACCAAAGATGGTGATATATATCTTAAGAAATTTGATATAAATAAAAGATATGTATATAATTCTGATTTTGAATATATTACCGTATTAAATAAGAACGATACCTATGATTCAAATAATATTATGGTAGTAATTTTTAATAAAGAACTTACTTCATATAAAGAAGATAATATAATAAACACTTCATATGATCCAGAAAAATCGGACGGCGTATGGGATGAGAATGATTGGTATTATTCTGATGATTATTTAGGTGAACATTCATGGTATTATAAAAATCCAAATGGAACCACTGTAGAACCAGAGGAAGAGGAAGAAAAAGATGCTGTAGGTTCTGGATTCTATATAAAGGCATCATCATATTTAGATGAAAATATTAAATTAATAGAAGGAAATAAATATTATTTATCTCTAGATATTAAAACTAATTTTACTGGAACCATTCAAATCGCATGTGTAGCAGATAATACAGTATGTGATGGTAAAGGATTATTTATCAATAGCCAAGCTAGAATATATTCTGTTAAGAAAGATGAAGAACAACATATTGATCAAATATTTATAGCTAATGATATAGAACAACCTAGATTAGTATTCTTAATTTATGATTATGAAGATAATCCTATTAATTTTGGTGATTTAATCGAAATTGGTAATATTAGATTCGTTGAATCTTATAATAATAATTATATAGCTCAGGATATTCCTTCTTATGATAGATTACAAGAGCTATATAGAACAAATGAATCTATATATAAATACCTTATTACTCTTATGGCTAATACAGATGATTTACGTACTTATAATATTTATAAGCATATATATGATTCTATGATGACTGCTAAATATAATAAAGAAGCATTTAAACTAGAAGAAGGTAGGTATGCAAAAACATATACTGATTTCTTAGAAACAAGAGATGCTGTATTATATGAAAAACTTTGCTATTTTAAATCACTCGACCCAGATGCATTGCGTAAGCAAGTTGCTGATAATATAGTTGAAGTTTCATATGCTATTGATGACTGTATTGATACATATTCATATGGTTATCTTTATTCATATTTCCCTGCGGTATCTGCATCATATATTCAGCAGTATATTATTAAGATTATTAACTTCTTTAAATCATGGAAAGTACATCTTTTAGGTATTAATACTGTATATAAATTTGATGATAAATTAGAGAATACTATAAAAATTCTTGAACGTCATCAAGAGCGTATAAGAATTGATGATGCTAAGGGTAATGTATTTATTTATGGTGGAGTTAAGATTAATCCTATGGATTCTATAACCATGAATGAAAATGGAGAAAAAGTATCGTATTCAGAGTTATTCCCTGATTTTGTTGAGCATTCACATAAATTAAATGATCATTATACTATACATGATAGAGTTAGAATTATATCTTCCACTGCAAATGGATTTGATCATTTCTATGATAGTGATAATGAATTAATGCTTAGATTGAATAATATAGAAACTAAGGTTTCTATTGATGAAAATAATAATCTTGTAATTAATTCAGATAAGTATAGTATTTCAGTTGAAGATAAGAATAAAGCTATATTGACAACTGATGAAAGTGATCATGAAGTATTTGGAATACAACGTATTGGTGAAATAAATTCTAATACAATTGATTTAACTAATTAAAATATTAGAGGCTATTATAAACTAATAGCCTCTATTCTTATATATAAGAATGGAGGTAACAACCAATGGATGAAATTAGATATCTTAAAGATTTTAATAGACCTAATGATGAATATAAAATGGGTAAGAATGGAATATTATTACCCACACAGCAAAGAGTAAACTCAAAGATTAATATTTATAATGAGCAAACTGGTGAATTAATTTTTGAGGGACATAATAAAACAGTTATTGCTGGTTCTGCTCTTACAGCAATGAAATTATTTGATCTTGATAGAAATGTTCTTGATAGAACTCCAACATACGATGAAGAATTAGATCTTGATAAAGGAGCTAATGGAACAACAGATGAACCAACTGTACTTATAACAAATGGTAATTCTACTATTGCAGAAATTCCTGATGAATGCCAGAGAAAGATTATTGGATTCTGTGTTGGCCAGGGTGGTGCAGGTTTAGATATATCGGATGTATTTGATGTAGCGTATTGTTCTCGTATAGAACCAAATATAAATACGATTATACCATTTAGATATCCATTAAGAAAAGATGATGTTGGCGTAAATGGAGTTAATGAAGATATTTATAAAGGCCGTTCTAACTTACCAAATAAAATTGATCCAACAATAGATAGAAATGCTTATTATTTTAAAACATTTTCTAATACTCCAGCATTAGTACAAAATTATGTAAATACAATTGGTACAGCTACAGAATCTGTAAATAAAGCTACAGTATATTCAGATTCTGCGCCTGCTGATAAAGCACAGTCTTATGTGGAACTTCATTTAAAGATTACTAAAGAAGATTGTAGAGAATTCTTTATCGCTCATACAGGTATCGAGAACGCAAAAATCAATCAGATATCTTTAGTATCTGCATGGACCAAGAAAGTTACACTTGAAGATACTAAAGATAATAAGGAAGTAGAATATTTCCAAGATATTAGACCTTTTAGTGTAATTAATATACCTAATGAGATTATTTCTAATCATGAAAAATCTCTTAGTATTGTATACTCACTTTACTTTTAAATAAGTTACCCGTAGGGAGTAATCCCTACGGGTATATTTTATTGTAAATAAAAATATGCTTTATAAATATCTATATGTGTGGCAGGTACATCAAAAGTTACAGTATATTCAGAGCCATTTAAAGTAAAACACTCTGTAACATCTTTACCAGTTTTCTCTTGAATTATACGATAAAGAGCGTAATCACCTTCTGGTACTTCTATTGTCGCAGATATACTACCTGGATAAATTACAGTATAATTTGTTTTGATATAATTTAAATGATTAATATCAGATACGTCCATGGTTCTAATCATATTTAAAATAATATCATCTTTTAATTTTGCGCCTGCAGATATTATAACTGTATCACTATCATCTGGATTAA